TAAAACTTGCAAAAGCAAGTCAACCGAAAGGAGAAAAGTCAGATGGCGAATCCACTAAAGGGTGAAATACCTCTTAAATTAGGCAAAGAAACTTATAAATGTAGGCTCACTATAGATTCATTAGTAAGAATAGAAGATGAATTAGATAAAGGTATTCTAGAGTTAGCTACTGCTATAGCTGAAGCTAAAATTCGTATACGCACACTCATAGTTGTTTTAAAATATGCCCTAAGAGGTGGTGGAAACGACTTTGATGACAAGAAAATAGGTTCTATAATACAAGAAGTAGGCATAGTAATTGCTTCAACTGAAGTAGCTAAACTCTTAGCTGCAACACTAACCGATAACGACTCAGATGAGGAAGAAGATAAAAAAAAAGAACCAGTAGTGTGAATACTCAACCAATACAATGGACAGACTTTTATAAGATATGTGTTGGTATGATGAACATGAGACCTGATGACTTTTGGAACATATCTCCTCGTGAAATGTATTTAGCTTTAAAAGGCTTTAAACAGTTTAATGGATCTGAAGAAAAAGAAACACCTATGGACTCAGATAGATTACAAGAAATGATGGAGTTATACCCTGATGGCTAGTGGCAATAAAATTGATGAACTAATAATTGAGATAAAAGCTGATACTAAACAGCTTAAAAAAGAACTAAAACAAATAGAAGGCAAAATTAGAACCACAGGTGCAGCAGGTGGTGCTGCATTTGGAAGTATGGCAGGTGGTTTAAGTAAAGTTAAAGGTGGTGCAATAGCTGCTGTCGCAGGATTTGCCGCTATGGGTGTTGCTATAAGTAAAGTCGCACAAGTAGGTGCAGGTTTTGAAGATTTAAAAGATTCATTAGATCAGGTCTTTGGCAGTATAGAAGGTGGCGATGCTGCTATGCAAAAAGTATTTACTTTTGCACAAACTACACCTTTCCAAATAGAAACAGCTACTAAAGCATTTATAGCTCTAAAATCAGCAGGTATAGAACCTAGCATGGACATGCTTCAAACCTTTGCTGATACTGCATCTGTTTCTGTAGACTCTTTAGGAACATTTGAAGCATTAATTAGAATGGTGCAAAGGTCAGCTTCAGGTGGTATGGGTCTTGAAGAATTAAATATGATTTCTGATAGAGGTATAGATGTTTTAGGTATTCTTGGTGAAAAACTGAATCTTACAAAAGATGACATTGCAGAATATGGTAAAACTGCTGAAGGTGCAGCAGAAATGGTCAAAGCACTTACAGAAGGACTATCTGAAAAGTTTGGTGGTGCTATGGAATCAAAAATGGATAACCTTTCTACTAAAACTTCAAATATGGTTATTGCCTTTAAACAACTAGGAGATGAATTATTTAAATCTGGTCTTGGTAACTTTCTTAAAGGTATGGCAGATAGATTAAACGCATTAGCTAACTCTATGAGTAAAGCTATAAGAGCATCACAAGGAGTTTCAACTTTAGAAGATTTTGGTATTGATACTGGAAAAACTTTAGAAGAACAAAAAAGCGAAGGACAAGCACGTGTTGATGCTATAAAAAAATCTGCTGACGAAACTTTTAAACAGATTGGTACATTAGGTGATAAAAATAATACTGCATATAAAAGATATGAAAAACAAATGGATAAGTATTATCAGTTACAGCTACAAGTTTTTGATTTAGATAGACAAATATTTGTTCAACAATTACAGCAAGGAGATAAGCCTGTAGTTTTTGATGCAGGTAATATAGATGGTTTAATAGATTTTCAACAGACATTTAAAAAATTATTTGATGATACTATTCCTCAATCAAAAAAATTAGGTGATCAAATTGAATATATAAAAAATTTGATGTCTACAGAAAATGATGCTGAATTAAAAGGAATAATGGCTTTTCTTGGTGTAAAAGATGTTAGCGAGATGCAAGATGTTATAGACCATTTACAAAAATTATCAGACGAACTAGATACAGTTGCAACATTCTCAGATGAAATGCAACAGGCTATTATAAACAGCTCTCAGGCTTTTACTGGACAATTTGTAGATTCATTAATGGATGGACAGAACGCATTAGCTAGTTTTAAAGATTTTGCTAGAAGCATGGTCTCACAAATAATTACTATATTTTTACAGTTAGCTGTAGTAAACCAAATATTAAATAACATATTTGGTTTAACAGGTGATAATGCATTGCAAACATTTGACCCAAGAGCAATTTTTGGTGGTGGTAATGGTGTAACTAGTGGAGCACCAGTTTTTGACCCTATGAATATGCCAAGACCAAAATTTGATTATGGTTCAGCAGGTGGTGGAACAATACAAGGTGGTAGAGCAACTTTAGTAGGTGAGAGAGGTCCTGAAATATTTGTGCCTAACACTGGTGGCTCTATTATGAACAACATGAACAGCAAAAATGCTATGGGTGGTGGTGGAACTACTGTTATCAATCAATCAATAAACTTTGCTACAGGGATTGTGCCAACTGTAAGAGCAGAGGTTATGCAAATGATGCCACAAATAGCTGATGTAACGAAAGCAGCAGTTCAAGAAGCTGCAATGCGTGGTGGTACTTTTAGAAGGAGCTTACAAGGTGGGTAAAATAGTAACTATGCCGACATCACCGAACTTTATACAAAGTAATTTTAGGTTAGTAAGAACTATAGGAACTGTATCTAGTCCATATACAGGAAAAATAAGTACACAAGAATTTGATGGTGTTTACTGGGAAGCATCTGTTAACTTACCACCTATGCGTAGAGATGTTGCTTCGCAGTGGCAATCTTTCTTATTAGAATGCAATGGTCCTGTAAATACTTTTAAATTTGCTGACCCTGATGCTTTGGTTAATCAAGGCACTTACAATGGTACTGATCTAAAAGCTAAGAATAGAGCTAACCAAACAAGCGAATATAGAATTAGATTTTAATGCTAAAAACACCATAACTGCACCAAACAATACAACTCCATTTTCAAATGCTCTAGTAGGTGATTTTATATCGGTAACAGGTTCACAATATCCTGAAAATAATGGAACGCATAAGATCACTGCTAAAACAAATAACTATACAGTTACTGTAGAGCCTGAAAATACTATAATTTTAATTACTGATCCCGACAGACCTGCTTGTACTATTAAATCAAATCAAAAAGGCACTACAGGATTAAATTTATCAGCAAGTAGTAATAGTGCTACAGGTACTATAAAAAAAGGTGATTACTTACAAATTACTTCAAGTTCTACAGCAGGTTCTAATCCAATACAGTATGTGATGGCTACAGAGGACGCTACCCTGAACGTTATAAGTGGTGAAGATACTTATGGGGTTAAGATACAACCGAAGCTAAGAACAGCTATTACAGAGAATCATTTAATAAGATTTGCTTCACCAAAAGGTATGTTTAGATTAACAACTAAAGACGTAGATTGGGATGCAAACAATATATCTAACTATGGAATGTCTTTCTCTTGTATTGAGGTAGTTTAAATGTCTAATAGAGGTGGTATAGATAGCTCTATTCAAGATTATTTAGAAGCAGATCATCAAGTATTATTCATGGCTGTAAAAGCTGAATTTGATACTGAAACTATAAGAGTATGGACTGGTGATTATGATTTATCTATAGGTGGTGCTACATATTTAGGCGTAGGAAATCTTCTATCAATTTCAAATATAGAAGATACTATGGAGCTTAAATCAAGTGGGTTATCTGTTGCTATGGCAGGTATGGATGCAACTGTTTTAAACTTAGCACTTACAGAAAATTATCAAAATAGATTTATTACAGTCTTTCTTGGTTATTTATCAGGTGGTACAGATACAGTTGTAGGCACTATGACTCTATTTAAAGGTCGTATGCAGTCTATGGCTATTAATGATGACCCTAATGGTTCAACTATTACTATAGATGCAGAAAATAGATTAATAGATTTATCAAGACCATCAAACCTTAGATATACAAAAGAGTCACAAAAATTTATAGATGCTACAGACAGTTGCTTTAATAGAGTTGCATCTTTACAAGATAAAGAAATTATATGGGGTCGTGCTTCTAGTAATGCTTCTAGCGGTGGCGGTGGTGGCGGTG